GATGTAAGGTGGAATGAAAAATTGCAGGCGTGGGAAGTACAAGAGTGGAATATTTGCGAAATGGAATGGACGACATGGCATGATTTAGAGGTTACTAACTGGATGCCATACCCTGAACCGGCGGAGGATTGATGATATGCACAAACTGACGAACAAGCAGTACGAGGAATACATGAAGATGATCCGGGATAAGGAAGAAGGGCGACTGCTCACCCCTGATGGCTTACGGATGATATGTTCGGCAAACAAGTATGACCCGGAGAAGATAGGGCTTCACATGCTGGCGGTGTTGGCGAATTGGAATAAGGTGGATGTATAGGAGGTAAAATGAGAGAAGTTGCAGGGGAATATAATACCGCTAAGATTTTTACAGATGTTGTTGACGATGCTTCCATTGCACAGGTTAAGGAATTGTGCGATCAAGAGTTTTGCACTGGAAGTAGAATTAGACTGATGCCTGATATTCATGCTGGAGCTGGATGTACTGTTGGGACTACAATG